ATGTCCAGTAGACGTAGGTATTACTAAGTCACCTTGGAATATTGCAGTTCCATAATTGTTTTTTACTCTGTATCTGTTTTGGGCTCCAACTAATGGGGTTCCGTCTAGTTTTCTGTAAGGTCTTAGACCAAACTTTTCACTTACGTTTGCCATATTTATTGTCCTCTTTTATTAACGTTGTTTAAATTGACCCTTGTAGGTATTGCAAATCTACTTCTTGCTGCCCCCACCAAAGGTTACTCTACTTTGCCTTTCAATATTGATTGGCATCGCAGGGTTCTGTTCCTTCATAAGTTCTCGATCAACAGCGTCTATCCTTTCTTGAGTCATTCTTTTAAAATACTCAGCACGTTGTTCTAACAACTCTAAAGGTATCCTTGCCAGCACAAGGCCTCCAATTCCAACATGCCCCTGATATTTACCTTCGTTAATAACTGGGTATTTGTTCGTGCCGATCTCTTTTTTAATTTGATCCACAGTCACAAAGTCCCATCCTTCACGAAGTTTTTTAGATACATTAGACGTATCCTCAAAACCTTGAACAGTTACTCTTATCCATCGATGAGCATAACCGTTCGGTGCAGGTGGCGCATCCAAACTGGATGGTTGAACCCAAACTTTTTTCTGCTCATTAGCAGATCTTTGTTCAGATTCTCGTGAAGTTGTATTAATTGTTTCTTTACTCATTTATCCTCCTTCACGTATCTAGCGTATTCCTCTAGTGGCACCCCTAGTCGATTAGCAATAGCTACCTGTGATTTGGTGAGTTTCACAGTTCTGCGTCCTTGTTGAGTACGACCAGCCGAAGCAACAGTCTGGACGGGTTTCTGTTGTTCTTTTTTTGGCTCGTCATCCTTAGCATCAAAACTGCCCGGAAAATACTTTCGGAGTCTTGAATTAACTTCATTATAATACTCATCACTGTCCACTGCAATACCCTCTTGAGCAATATTGTTATGAATTGTGATAGCAGCATTAGTCATGACTTCATCAGTACCAAACCACGCATTATCTTCAGCCCACTTCTTAGCTTTAGGCGTAATTTGTGTCGGTGTTTGTGCTATTTTTGAGGTTTCACTTTCAACGTTTGTTGTTTGTTTTTCTTTTTGTTTCTTTTGTTCCTCACGATTTGCTAACTCAAGTCTTGCTTTTTCTTTTTCTACAGCAAGTTGGGTTAACTTATCATTAGCCTCCATTAATTTCTGCGGATCATTTGCTTCGATTGCAGATTTCATAGCGACTTTTACTTGCTCTCTTTGTGCATCAACTCTAGCATCTAATTCTTTTAGATACTGCATATCAGTTTCTTGATATTTAGTTGTTGTATCTTCGAATTTAGATTTTAAACCTTTTGCATATTCAAGAGCAGCTCTTTCTCTTCGTTCAGCCTCTTTTTTTTGAAACACAAGTTTATCAATTCTTTTTTGATAATCTCTATTGTGTTTAACTAAGTTTGGCTTCTCATCCTTAGTTTCTTCATCAGATGTTTCACGTGAAACATCTTCTGTTTTTTCTTCTTCTACTTCGATTTTAGGTTTTGATTTATCATCCTCTTCTTTTTCTTCTTCTCTTTTTGGATGATCAGTATATCCTAGATCTACTTCTCCAACATTTAAATTTGGAGCTTCTTCTTTTTTAGTTTCTTCCTTAACCTCAATGTCTTGAGCTTTTACATCGTCAGTATCAAGTTCAACTTCTTTTTCTTTTCTTAATAACGCTTCAGCGCTATAGTCTTTTTTGACTTCTACATTAGCCATGTTTATCCTCCTTTAGAATAAATGGAGAATATCTTCTGGCTTTCTTATCTTTCCTATTATCTCATCGTCATTAAGAATACGGTGTTCACCGTACTTTGTTTGAAATCTAGATCCTGAGTATCTACCGTAAATTACAAACTCGCCTGTTTTACACCAAGGACCAGTTGGGAATTTATCTTTGTCTTTGTAACAAAGATCACCCATCTTAACTACTAAGCCAACAACTGTTGTCATTGCAATTTTTTCATTGGTTGTGTCTGATAAATATAAACCGCCTTTGGTTTTTTTATTTCCAGACCATGGACGAACACATAATCGATATCCTACAGGACTCGGTATGATTTCAAGATATTCTTCAATGCCTTTGGGATCTGTTGGAATTTGAGATTTCACCTCTTCCTTTTGTTTTTCTTTTGAAAAAGTTAAGGGTTTAGGTTTAATCAGTTCTACCATCGTTATCCTCCTTTTGCAGGTTTCTAATATCCTGAAGCAGCTCTTCAAGTGAGCTGAGTCTGCCACGAGCATACATTAATTTTTCTACAGTATCAACCCCATAGCAGATGTGGTCCTTCGTTGAGTCTATTTTTTTCTGGATCTCATTTTTAATTGATTGTGCAGTATTGTAATCAAGTATCATATTTTTTAAATACGGCTTTATTTTTACCCATATGTAACACTTTAAAATTATAAAGTAAAAATATATGTCCGCATAAGTTCCAATTATATTTAGGGTAATCATCTAAAATAATCAAGGAATCTTTTCTAGATCTTTCAGCAAAGAATATAATTTCTTTTATAACATCTATGGTTTTGTGTGGGCCGTCTAAGTGTACTAAATCGTAAACGTTCTTGATTTGTTTTGTTTCATCGTAAATGGGTACACCATCATAAAACCTATGCATAAATTCATCATCGCCTAAATTAAATAAAGTAAAATTAGGATAATCTAAATCTTTGAGTAATTGTAATTTCATTGAATTGGTATAGTCACACCTATAAGAACCAGATTCATCATAATGTTGATAATCTAAGTTACCATATGGATCAACACCGATATGCCAATGTTTTTTATTTTTTAAATTTTCAAGAATAATTTGAGAACCTTTACCTTGTCTTACACCAATCTCTAATGTTAACGGATCTTCTACTTTGATAAGTTTACAGCACTTCTCAAGTAACTCATACTCGGTGCTGTCACCTTCGATCATTTTTTGCCGTTACGGAAGATTTGTGTACCCTTTATTCCAAAAATGCTCGCCACGACAAGAATCCACAAATTTGTGAACCAGCTCGGAAGCGACTGGAAATATTCGAAAAAGAGTTTTACTTTCTCCATAGCGGCTGGATCGTCTGACATCACTGCCCACATTAACACAACTATGGGCGCAGAAATAATTATCAAAACAAATTCATCTTTGTAGTCGTTTTGACGAGCCTCAAGAAGTTTGCCTTGGTAAGCCTCCTCACCTCGGGCCATCTTTTCTGCGTGCATTAATTGTGCATCTGACATTGCCATCTTTGTCTTTTGACGGTTAGCGTAAATTTTACTTCCCGCTTGTAATGCTATTTTTGCTAAACTAAACCATGCCATTATATTGTCCTTATATATTTTAATTTTTCATTAGCGTCTACAACTTTTTGACATAGTTTATCTACTTCTGTCAAATGTTGTGGATGTTCGCCAATACCAACTGGTTGTTCAAGATAAATTTTTATAGTAGCTTCCGCTTCGGCCATATCAGCCTCGTATTTTTTTTCTAAAGCATCTAAGATAGCGCTTTTAATACTCATCGGGTTCCTACAAATTTATGTCCTTTTATTGCCTTACCCATTCCTCTTATACCATCTGGCCTGTGTGGACAAGAGTTTAAATAAGTTTTTGTCATTTTACCCTTACGCATTTTTACTGGGGGTACTTGAGGATTAGGTCCTCTTTTTGGCGGAACTGTTCTAGTTAATCCACCTTTGTCATAAGATTTAAAATTTTTTAAAAAGTTTAATTGAATTTTTTTCATTGGGTCTACTTTTTCAGCAACCGGTGTAGATACAACTGGTTTTGGTATTATCGGTTGATTACCGCCATCTCCATCACCACCAATATTTTTTGGTTTATTTCTATTCATATATTCATTGAATTCTGTTTGAGAAACTTTACCTGCTTTAAGTTTATCTTCCATTGCAATATCACCTTTAAGATCTGCTAAAGCTTTTGTTTCTGCCTTTGTCATATTAGGTTTAGTTGATGCTATCTCTCTGATGGAATCTTTATCAAATGAAGCAGTAGATTTTGGAACGTAAAATGCTTCTGCTAAAGCACCTGCAAAACCTATTGGTACTCCACCAACAGTATCAAATTTTTTATCTACAACACCTAGCTCTTTAAGATTACTTGCTTTTGTTCTTACAGTGTAACCCTTCATCAATTTTTGTCTAAGTGAAGGTTTTTCTTTTTTCTTTCCAATACCTAAAATTTCTTTTGTGTATAAATCAGATGTATAATTTAAATAATTTTTTGGAACACCAACTGAAACGCTTCCAGTTGTTATATTACCTCCGCCTGTCTGAACACTTTTAGTTTTTGTTTTGTTACCATTGCCACCACCATACATATCTCTGTAAGACTGACTTCTTCTTCCGGCTGCAAACTCTTGTCTATCTATTGCTTGTTGTTCTTCGTTATCTTGAGATGAGTAATCTGACATAGAAGTAGTTCCATATGCATCACCCTCATAATCAAATCCTCCGCCTTTTTTCTTTTTAGGAATTTTTTTGGTATCTAATAAACCACCTAAGCCATATTTATTTTCCCATGCTTTTGCAATGGATGGTTTGTTTATATGGAGATATCGTCTTTGCTTTTCAGATTTAAATGGCATTATTTTTTATCCTTCTTTGTTCTTCTATCCTCAGCAGTTCTTCTCATTCTTTCAACTTGAAGTCTTGCTTCAGCGATATCTTTTGTTTGTTTTAATTTTGTATCTGCAATTCTAATTCTTTCTGCAGCTTGATCTTCATTATTTTCTAATTTCATTTTTTCAATTTCTAATCTTTCTGAATATTCATCTTCTTTCATCTCGTTAGAAATAATATCTTGTTCTGCTTTTCTTTGAAGATCCATAGCTTTTAAATCTAACTCTCTTTGTTTTAATGCAACTAAAGGATCTTTTTGTTGACCCATAGCTTCTGATCTAGCGAGTTCCATAGTAAGTTCAGCAATTCTTGCAGCAATCATCGCATTAATTTTTACTTGAGTTCCTTGTGGATCTAATTGGTATTCTTGTTGAAGCATTGGATCCTCCGCAAACATAGCACCTATCTCACCTTGAGCCATTAAAGATATGTGCTCTGAAATATGCGCTTGTAAAGTTGTATAAACCTGTGGATTAATTTGAACCATTCTTGTAGACATAAAAGCTCTGTGTGCATTTATATGTGCATCATGATCTTGATCAGGAAAAGCTTTTAATGGTTGCATTCTCAAAGCATCCATATTTTCTGTAGCAGGATCTTTTGGAACAGGTTTGTATTCTGGTCTCAATACTTGATCAATGTCTTGGGTCCCCAATGCTTCGTATACTCTTCTGTAAGCTTCTCTTACATTGTGCATTAAAGGATTTGATAAAGCAATTTTTAAATTTTCATTTGCTAATGTAACTCTTTGAGTTAATGAATGAATGTTTGGATCAGCAACTGGAATTACATCTACTCTGTCATCAAAGTCTTGAACCTTAATCATTCTATCTGCACCATAAACTGCATAAGGATACATTGGAGGTAAATAAGTTTTAAATACATCTGCAAGTAATCTAAATTCTTTACGCATTGATGAATAACATCTTTTGTGTATTGCACTCATGACTCTTGAGCCACGCTCCAGTAATGCAACAGTAGTTCCGACTGCTCTGTTCTGCGCATCATTACCAACTGCTTGATCAGTAATAGAAGCAAATTTTTGACCTGCACCTACAACAAAACCTAATAATTGAAATAATGTAGCTGATGGTTCTTTGAATGGTAGTATTTGAAATTGATCCTTAATATTTCCACCCGGTGCATCAACATCTCTAAATTCACCCGGCTGATAAGGCTGCTCATCATCTCTTATTCTAATACCTCTTGATTTAAAACCTGCAGGTAAATTTGCCAGAGTTCCAGCATCAATTAATTGTCTTAGAGTTTGAGTAGCTGATTTAGATAAACCACCAATCATGTGTGTTAAACCTAAACCATAAAAACCTAGACCCGGTAAAAATTTAAACTGTACAAAATATTCTTTTCTTTTTTTCGTTTCATCCATCATGTCGTAGTTTCTGTAGATAGATAAAATTTCTTGTGAGCCTTCATCAATCGTTACAATGTAAGGGATCTTTACTTCTTTCTCTGCATCCTGAGTTTCAAACTCATTTAAGTTTAAATCAACATGCATTTCTAAGATTGAATAAGTATATTGTCTATCTGCTGTAGGAGTTATACCTTCAATCTCTTCATATTTCTTTTGGATTTGTGTTTTATCAGGTTGTGTCGGTTTTAATTCAACATCTCTATAAAAACCTGCTTTTTGTTTTTTTAATACTTCGTTCTCACCCATTTTTAAAACATGGGTAATTCTTTCACAATCAATTAAATCAGCTGCATAATATGGAACAACTAAATCTTCTGCCGGTACAAATTTTGAAACTGCTCTTTGAGCAACTTCATCATAATAAACTTTTTTAAATGTTGAACCTGCTAACGCAAGGTAAAATAACATTTGATCAAACTCTGGAACATACTCTTCCATTTTTTCCATGATCATGTAATTCATAAAATCTTGGACCCGTGTAGCTTGGTTGTTTGTTGCATCGTCCTCGAGCCCAACAACCTTAGTTCTTACTGGTCCTCCACTTGGTAATAATTCTTTGTAAGCTTGTGCTTGAAACTGTGTAACTGCTTCTGCAAGTAATGGATGCGTGACCGTAGACGCTCCTTTGAACGGTCTTGTTGCATCCATGTATTTGAAACCTAATAGATCTAAAGATTGAGCATAAGATGTTTCCCAATCTTTTCTTGAAACTCTATCTCTTTTGTATTCGTCTATTAATGTACTTGCTATTTTTTTTAATACTTCATCTGAAATATCTTCAGCAATATTTGAAAAAAACTCCTCCGCAACGCTACTAACGCTTTTGATTTGTTCTCCTACGGTAGGCTGTTGTCCCTCAACTTCAACATTAATTTCTTCTGTCTCTGTTGGAGTTGCCTCCTCAACAGTTATTGCTTTATCTATTTCAGCCATTAGAACGTCTGTGTATATAGTTTACCGTTTAGTTTCGTCTTAACTTCTACACCACCTCTAGCTTTAAGTATACCACCTTTTTTCATACTACCCTCGGTAGCAGTAAGGTTCTTATCACCTATTTGTGTTTTACTTCCTAAGATATACTTGTTCATGAAATCTTTCATACTAGTAGCTTTTTTAGCTTTTCTTTCAGCTTTCATAGTTTTTGAAAAAACATCTTTGTTTTCAAATTTTCTAAGACCTTTTGTAATAGTCCCATCCTCATTAACAAAAATTGATTTCATGTTTCTCTTTTCAGGCAAGTCTTTACGGTCTAGTTTCATAATACCATCCACGTAAGTTTTTGCTTTTGCTTTAAGAGGTTTTTTGTAGGCAGCATCGCTAGTCATAGCTTTCTTTGCTGCAGCTAGTCTGTCATCTGGTAACTTGACTGAGCCTTCATGTTCAAAAGGCATTGCGCCTTTTCCCATAAGTTTAGAAGCACCATAAAGTGCTGCTGCACCCATGATTGCTTTTCTAAGTCTCTTTCTTGTTTTGGACATAATTATCTCCTTTTAATAATATACGTATTTTCTCTTACGATATTTCTCTACCTCATCCTCGTCAGAATAAGTTGATACGAAATATCCTTGACGGTATCTTAACATAGCCTGAGTGGTACTATCAACATAATCATCGTTTTCTCCATGAGGGAATGCTGCACATTCTTCAATGACTTCTTCAGCGAATCGCTCTTCTTTTGGATACCAGACTTGTTTTGATTCGAATATCGGAGCGCAGGCGTTGACCCGTGCGTGTTTGTCTTTTCCTCGTCCGGGTGTAAAATCCATGACAGGTATACCCATTCTTCGAAATTCTTGTAGTAAAGGTTGACCGCTAGCTTTAGCTTCAATGATAACTGTTTCAGGTTCCCAGTATTTATATTGTTCTAAAGCGACTTGTTTTAAATCTGGAAATTCGTATTTACCCCGTAAAGCATCGATAAGAATTATTGCATCAGGGGCCCCGTCCCAAGGTTGAAAAACTCCCCATGTTGTAATTGCAGAATAGTCAGAAGTTTCTTTAGCCGTGAAGGCTGTGTCGTAACTCTGGATTACATGTTTCAAATGTGGAAGCTTCCCGGGCCATGGTTGCCACCATTCTCGTTTTAAAATTGCTCCTTCTTCTGAAGTTGGATTTTGTTGATATTGTGCAGACCAGTTTCTAACGGACAATGACGCTTTGACCTTTTCAAGTTCTTCGTAAGACCAATACTCTGGCCACACAGGATCTACATCATCAATCAATGCAGGAAATGAAACATGATGCCATTTATCTGCTTTAGGTTCTGTTTGTGCTTTTATTAATCTACCAGTTAGGTCATCACTTGCCCAACGAGTCATTACTAGAACAATAGATCCACCGGGTTGTAAACGCTGTCTTGGTCCAGACAAATACCAATCGTAAGTTCTTTCCATAGCAGAATCGGATAAGGAATCTTGTTCCGTGTGTGGATCATCGATGATAA